AAATTCTACAAAACATTTCTAATATCTCATAAAAAGTATAATATTCCCCAGGTTGTTTAGCAAAAAAGTTCTTTTTAACTGATATAAAATCAATATTCGGAGCTGAAACAGAACTTGTTTCATAGTACTGATTAACCCATATATCTAATGTCAAATCAGTCTGCCTTAGACATTCACTAAGATATTGTATAATAGTATTGCTACTTGTGGCTAAAAAACCTAATAAATTATCTACATTAAAATAATATTTGCTATTTTTTAGTCTAGATAAACCATCTATAAAAACAAGAGATATTTCCTTTATTCCTGTAACATTAAAGTTAACATTTTCAACAGGGGAATAAACACCTGTCCAAATAGTCGAACTAGATGTAAAAGTACCTGAATAAGAGCCTATCTCTAATGTTAGTCTAAAGTCATCTTCATATGGGCTAAAGAAATCTAAAACATTAAAGTTTTCATCTATAATAGCATTTACTGTTGCTCTAGTTGCTATTATCGGAGTATATGAATTACCCTCATTGTCTATGGTTTCTATGACAATAGGGGTTACACCGCATTTTAAAGCGTATATAGCCCCTGTGTAATCCTTCTTTAATATTCTTAATCTATATGCAGATAACGCTTGTGACGGATCTTGCACATAAATATTATTGAATACCATTTCGTATTTTACTCCGTATGCCATTTAGAATGTTGTATTATTGTTTCTTTGAGCCTTATTCATCAAAATTAGTAAATCATTTCCGCTTATCCTTGCTTCTAAAGAACCTCCACCACCACCCATTAAATCTTTTAGTTTATCTAATGGGGCAACAACCTCTGGATTACTTCTAGCTCCAGGATACTCACCCATTAATCCCATTGTAGGGCCACTAATAATACCTCCGTTAGCAAACTTTTTAGTACCGCCTAATCCTTCTGATTTCTTTTGTAAACTCCCTCTAACAAAACTACCAAGAGCAATTAACGCAATACCTGCTGCTATTGCTACATAAGGGTTTAATGTTTCTAATGCTTTTTTAATTCCTAGTATAGCTATACCAGTTGCTATTGCTAATTCACCAACTTGTATTAATCCACCTGCCAATACACTTAAAAACATATCTAAAGCACTTTGCAAACCACCAGTTCCTAATAATGAAGATGCAATAGACTCGCCTATACTAGCTCCTAATTGAGATAGCGTATTGTTTATAATATTTGTTAATTGAGTATTAAAGTTTTCTATCGGATCAACTAGCCCTTCTAATGAAAATCCTAAATTTTTAATAGCATCATCAAACTCTTTAGTTCCATAACCAGCTTCTTTAGCAGCATCTCTATATTCTATTAGTTTATTTATAGCTAATTCAATAGCGTCTTTTTGGGCTTGATAGTTCCCTTTTGTTGCTTTTAATGTAGATGATAATTGAGCCTCTACATTTTTAATATCCTCTTTAGCAAAATCAGAATTTATTTTAGTAATAGCACTAGCCAAATCAAATCGCATATCAAGCTGCATTTTAGCTATCTTGTCTGAATTGTCTTTTGCTATTTTAATTTCCTTATCATCATACTCTTTTGCAATATTTAACATATTCTGTCTATATCCAGCATAATATGTTTCAGAATTAGTATATCCAGCAGCTTTCATTTTTTCAAGTCCACTAGCTAATTCTAATCCTGCCTTGTACTCCTTTTGTGCTCTTTCATCTAATGTATCAACAAATGCTTGTGTTTCTGCATCATTAGCAATTTTCATTAATCTAGCTTTTTCTTCAGCTAGGTCTTGTGGTGTTTTACCGCCACCAGTTTTTGTTGGAACTGCTACCTTTGATAGGTTTGTTATTCTTTCTGCTAAATCAGCTTCTTTTTGAAGCATCCCATTATATTTCTTAAGAGCTGCGTTTTGTTGATTAATTAACTCAGGATTTCTATAACCACTTTTTAATAAAGCAATACCAGCCTCCGTTTCATACTTTAATCTTTCTTCAATATTTTTAGTTAGCTGCTCTTCTAGTTTCTTGGCTTTTATAACATTACCAAGATTACCTACATAAGCTAAATAAGAATCATTTAACGCTGATACTGATGTTTTTTCTTTATCTAAATTGCCAAAATATTGAGGATTTATAGAATTTAATTCTTTTATAATCTCTTTTCTTTCTAATGCACTTGTGTTACTAATTTTATATTGAGAAACTAATAATGCAACTTTTGTAGCCTCTTGAGATACCGACTCTATTGCTTTTTTATTAGCAGCTTCAAACTTATTAGTTGTGCTTATAGAATCAAATAACCCCATATTGTAAGCAGTAAAAAATGCTATAATAGCAGAACCTGCTAGATATATAGCTCCACTCATTCCTGCAAAACCACCAATAAGTGCAGGTAAGTTGTTTTGTATACCCCTAAATCCATAAGGTAAATCTTGAATAACTAATGCAAGGTTAGTCCATTGCATATTAGACTTTTTAAGTTGATTACCAGTTGTTGCAGCCGCAGCACCTGCTGCGTTTTCTGCCGTAGCAAATTGCTTTAAACTAGCAGTCGCAGCATCAACACTTTGTTTGGTAAACTTTAAATCTAAGTTATTATCCTTTAAATATTGGCTAAGCTTCTTTGCTGATGCAGGAACATTCCCTAGATCAAAGTCAAAGACTATTTTAACCATTTGATTATCTGCCATTATCTTATCGGTTTAGCGATTTTGTATTTATTTAAAACTTCTTTTAGCTCTTCTTCTGTCATCACTCTTTGCTTTACAAAGTTACGAGTATCGCAGTCTAATTCAATAAGCTCTTGTGGCTTAACTTTCTTACCTTTTGGTAGCTGAATATTAATAAGTAAAGTTGTCTGCCACCTAGTCCTAATCCACTTTTGTTCTTCCTGATGCCTATATCCATACCACACAAAATCTAATTCAGCCATGGTCATCTCCCAAAACAAATGGGGAAGCACTTTGCACTCCCCCATTGTATATCTTTCTATGTCAATCCACTCTAATTTTTTTTTACTCCATCCTTTTTACTTGACTTTGTTGGCTTATCTTCTATACCGCTATTCATACTTTCTGAAAGTGCTGCCATCACTTCTTGGAACTTTTTACCTCCCATTCCACCAATATCATCTATCCAATCACACACTTCCATCTCTGTAAAGCTTGGAGTAATCCCTTGAGAATATAATGGGTATTCAGCAGCCGATTTAAGTAAGTTAACAATAGCATCAAGTGTATCTTTACCACTTAAAGCTTCTCCTATGTCAGAAGGCCCTATGCCTTGTAATTGACAGAATCTTTTAAGACTCCAAGTACAAAAACGCATTGGTATCTTCTTTCCATCGGAAAGAGTTAATTCAAATTGTCCTCTCATATGTTTGGTTTTTTTGGTTTGTTTTTACTATGCGTTGGTAGCGATAGTTAATGGCCCTGTTCCTTTGAAAGAAACTGAGTAAGTAACTGGATTCTCCATATCAGCAGTCATATCTACACTCTCAATAAACGCTGAACCTGAATAAATCACATCTCCTGAAACTGGAGTTACACCACCAACTGTTGAGTTATCTACAGTAGTAAACTTAACTTGAACTGCAGTTCTAGCGATTGCTAAAGCATTCAATTCAGCAGTAGTTACATAAGTAGCAACTGTTCCTGGAACTACTGTAGCTAAGCCATCAGTTGTTAAAGACCAAGACCTTTGCCCACCAATTTCATCAGCCCATCCTAAGCTTTGTTTTGTAGATGCGTCTGGAGCATCGATAGCCAAACTTAAAGAACATGAAGTAGCGAAACCTATTACTTCTGTTCCAATTAGAACTACTAATGAAGTTCCGTTAAATACACTTGTTGTTGCCATTTTATTTTATTTTTCTTTTATGTTAATTGATTCACGAAATGATCCATTGTTATTACCCTTCTAAACACATATGCCTCATCCACATAGTCAAAGGTAGCAATATTACTAGCAACCTTACAAGTGACTATTTTAAAGTCAGGTGCAGTATTAGGATAGTTTGGTGGTCTAACACCTATTATCTCTAATAGTTCATTTGCATAAGTATCAACAGTCTTCTGCCCTACTTCTCCTGCTTTAAAAGTCCTATAAACTATGTCAAATTGGATAGTAACATTAAAAGCAAAGCTTTGTTTATTACTATTGTCCACTTGTGTCTGACTACTTATAATCAAAAAAGGGGGCTCTACTGTGTCAGGTGCTATGGTATCATAAGCAGCTAATGAGTAGGAAGCTGAGATAAACTTATCGTAATAAGCTTTCCTTAATGTATATCCGCAGTCCTTCATTTTGGTACAAATTTAATGAAATATATTTATATCTTAACAGACTTCAATTTCTTAAGCATAGATGTAAATACCTCGCTATAAGAACTAAACATATATGGCCTATATGGAACACCTATTACTTTCTTTGATTTTTTAAATGTCAAAGCATATGCTTCTAAATCAGCCATGTTTACATTTGGGTAAACAGGTATCTGAAATCTTGTTCCTGTTCCAAACTCCACATAAGGAGCATATCTAACATTAACATTACCTGCACTTACACTTGCTCCTTTACCTGGCTGATATTTGCTATGTCTAATAGAGTTCTTTAAGGCATTTGTTTTTACAGGCACTTCCTGTTTGGCTTTGGCTGCTATCTCTATAACTGCTGCATCAATAATAAGCTTGGATTCATCCATCATTTTTTGAGGGGCTGCTTCAAACCTTTTGATTATCGCATCAACACCATATATTTTTACACCGAACTTTGCCATTACTTAAGTGTTGCACAACCTATTAAATAATATTGATTCAAGTCAGCTTCGTTGATAATAGAGTTAATCATATAAGTCCTTGACTTCCAAGTTATTACAAGAGCATTAGTAAATGTCTTGCCTGTTGTATATCTGA